CGACACAGCCCGCGCCGTAATAGGCGTAATAGACGCCAGCAATGTTGACGAGCGGCGTCTCGTTATAATTGTGCGTTCGGAATGCCGCGATCGATGGGATAACGTATTGCGGCTGAATTTGCGCGACGGCGGCCGACGCAAGAAAACATGCCGCAATGGCGAGGGCGGGGCGCGTGAAAGCGCGGCGGAGCGTTTCGAGCATGCCGAAACGCTACCGTCACGACGATTAGACGTAGATCAGTTGAATGTCTCCATCACCGGCAGCTACCGCGGTCGTATCCGAGTCGGCATACGCCTTCGTGATGCCAATGCCAATGCCTGTTACGCCAAGCTGAAAGGCGGCGGCCCCGGCGATGTCCGCCATCCCCACTTGCGTCCCTGGCGCAAGCCCAATTGTCAGTACAGGGGTATCGGTACCAACTGTCGGTGCCGTGCTTTTGTTGTAGAACTTGAAATAGATTTCGTAGGCGGCGCGGTTACGCAAATAGCCGCCACAGATCGTGCCGCGGGCTGCTTTGACCAACGTACCGTTTGTCGATGCCGCAGCCGTCAAACGAAAAATCGTGAGCGGCGCGGCGGCGCTCGCAATGGGACCCAATGTAACAGACCCCATTGTCGTTGTCGCCAAGATGTTCGCACCAACAAGATTGACAGCCAAAGCCTTGCTAAGATTGTTGTCCCCTTCGGCAGTCGAAACTTGTACGCGTTGTTCATAGTTGTCGATCACGATAATGCGCTGGATGGTGACCGTCGTGTTCGACGCCGGAGCGCCGCTGTTCAAGAAGCGGATCAAGAGCTTGTAGAGCTTTTGATCATTCGGGCACTGCGTCGAGACGCGCGAGCCGCCAGCCAGTTTGCCAGCGAGCGCGTCGACCGCCGCGGTCTGCGCGGTGATGTCTCGGCTGTCGATCTCGATCAAGCATTCCTGCGCCGCGGTCCATGCGGAAGCAACGCCGGTAACGCCCGAGGCTACGGAGCTAGAACTGTCGGCAACGGCCTCGCAATGATAGGCAGTAGTGGTGGTGGTGCCGCCGAACTGTACGCCGCCGCGATTGGTGAAATCACCTGCCAGATTTGGATTGAGCAGCGGAACCAAAGTTGCCGGGTCGACCTCAACAAGGCCAACGAAGATAGAATTGGCAGCAAGCGCCTGCGATTTCGACAAAATGACAAGGATGTCCTCCTTGCCGGCGAACGCCTGCTTTGACAGATACCACCGCTCGGCACTCGCGGTCGTATTCATAGAGACTGCGAGGCCGCTGTTCGACACCGCATCCGTCATGCCCGTGACGCCAGAGCCGATGGCAGCTTGCGCCAGAATGCCGTATCCAAGGTTCACATTCGCGCCGAGGCCGCCGTCAAGCACATCCCACTTAGTGGGATCGATGGCGCTGCCGCCAAAATCGTCCGAGAACAACGCCTCTTCCGTCGTATTCGTCTGGACGAGGGTGCCGCGCGGACTATGATATTGCGCTACGCCAGGGCCGAGGGATACCTTCTCGGAGAAGGTGCCATCGCCGTTATCGTGGAAGCTGCGATTGATGCCTTGGGCAATGCCCGGAGCCGACTGATCCATTTTCCCTTTACCCTAAGATGTCAGCGCATCTTCGCGTCACGCCGATACTCTTCGATGGCGCGCTTAGCGTCAGGGTGCAGCGGGTGCTCTCTGCTCACCGAGGTATTGCGTGATGGAACGTGATCGAAAAGGCCCGGCACCTCGGAGAGTTCGTGGTACGTTTTGAAACCGTAGCCGCGCATGACTCCGCCAGTGGGGCCGCGGAGGCGGTGTTTCCATTTCTCGCCACCGTGATAACCTGGTTCCAACATTTCTTTGTAGTAGCCGCCAGCCAGCATGACATCGAGAGCGGATTTCGCCTTCTTCGACAGACCCTCGATTCGTTTATGCAGACCTTCGACACCACTAGAGCCGAAGCGCGACGGGGGCGGCAGTGCGGCATCTGTGCATGGGTAGCGATGGTCGTACATATTCCCACACCTTGGGCACGGTTCCGGCTCACGCCGAAAGGCGAACAAGTCTTCCTGCTTGCTGTCAGGCTTCTTGCCGCGCTTGAACGCAACAACAACGCGCTTCTCACTCATGGAACCGTCAGATTCCATGACGTGCATCTTTTTGCTTTTGTGATTCTCGTAACCGAGCACCATTCGGCCGGAACGGATATATGGCGCGACCAGCGATTTCGCGATGACTACGACGGTTTTCATTGGCCCCACCATTACGATCACGTCAGCCCGGACCCAACTGTTCATCCATCCATTTGAGGAATGCGGGATCGCCGCGGCGCTCTGGCTCTTCCACTGGCACCCATCGGCCGCGGCAATTCGGGTGCATCACCCCGGCCGCCGGCCACCACAATTCGTGCGGCTCGCGATCAACGAGGCCATCTTGAGTTTTTTTCCGCGCCGACGCCGAGCGGCCGACGTTCGTTTTGCCCGGCCACACTTGCGTGTCGCCATCCTTGTCCGGCGCGTCAGGCGCGACAACCTCGAAAATCTTGCCGTTGATCGAGCGGCAGAATGAGCATGCCCCTTGGTACTTTTCGATGCGCTTCACTTTCCGTCCGGGAGTGAGGGACGCGATCAGACCTTGGTTCGCCAATTCGCCGGTCTCGGTCAGGGCGATACGACGCCAGTCGCGGTTCCAGTCGGCGAACACATCGCCGAGCCGGGTTTCGAGCGACTCCCGCGCGCCCGGCGTTTGCATGCGCGCCTGTTCGAGATAATCCATGATGTTGCGGCGCAGCCGGTGACGCTGCGCGTCCGTGAGCGCGACCACGTTCTCAGCGGCATGCGCGTTGCCATACTCCATGATGGCGCGTTGGTGCGGCGTGAGGCCGAACAGCGCGTCAGCGGCCTCGATCGTCGGCGGCATTGCAACGAGCGCGTTGTCGACGGCGGCCGTCGAAATATCGCGCGCCTGGCGCGCCGCGGCCATCCGGCCCAAAATGATTGCGCGGGTCGCAAGCCACTCCGCTTCCGTTCGCAGATCATCGAGAGGGAGGTACCGCTGCACAAGGTAATCGATCAGGAGCGCCCAATCGTCATAGGTGAAAGTGTCGGGATGCAGCGACTCCAGATAGAGCTTGGTAAGCGCGATCTCCGCTTCCGACCATCGAGCCATTGCCCCAACCGGGCGCGGCGGCCGTTCGTGGGTGTGCTTGTGCTTTGACCCGGACAGCCACGAACCCAATTCAGCGCGAACGCTTGCGATGCGAGCAAGACCGCGCTCTGTGAAGAGTTCTACAATGCGTCGAATGTAAGGGTTTTCGTGCGGCCGCCAGATGTCGGAGCCGTCTTCACTTTCAGCCTTGTAGAAGGCATCGAGCACGCAATGCGCGTGCTCATCGCAGACATCGAAGAGCATCGCGCAATGGTAGGATCACGACCTATTCGGCGGCGTGCCTTTGTTCGGTGAGTGCTTCCGTGTCAGCCGCCTCGCCCGCCTCTTTGGCGGTAATCTGGTCGCCGAATTTGATCGGGGCGATGCGATCACCAGTGTATTCGTGCCACTCGCCGTCCACCTTGACGTGGCTCACGCCTCTGGCCCCTTCGGGCTGGCGGAAGGTCGCGCCGTCTTTTTCGTAGTAGAGAAATTTCATGTTGACCTCCTCACCACAGATATACCCATGCGGCGGTGCCGCTACAAGTGGGCCTTCTCATATTTTGCCCTTGCTTCGCGATACATTCGTTGCTGAACGTCAACAACCCGCTGGTATTCCGCCTCCGCATCGGCGGGCCACGGTTTGTCATCGTGGTCCTTGCCGTACTTTGCCTCCAAATCGCGCTCAATCTCGTAGAACTTGTGCGCCTCGTGCTTGGTCTGCACCATGGATTTCACGTTCACCTGGATTTCGGCGATCACGCCGTTTTCCATGCGCGCGAACATCTGAATGTCGCTGTACCCCGCCTTGGTTGGCTTCTGAAAGCGGTCCTTGAACGGCTTGGCGAGCACCATGCCATTTTTCTTCAACCGCTCGATGGTGTGATACACCTCTTCGAGACTGTCGACCGCAATCGTGCAGCGCACTGTGTCCATCAGCCGGGACCAGTCGCCCTTGTAATCGGTGTTCACCTTTTGCGTTGCGCGATCCTCTTTTTTGAGGGGCGCGATGAAGAGCATGCTTCCCGGAGTATTCCACTCCTCTGGCGAGACATCTTCCGGGGATTTGTTCATCCGGCGAATGCCAAGCTGAGTGCAGACCCCCTTGGGACTGGCGAGCCATTTGGTGAGGTGTTCGAGCGCGGGCTTTGACGCCTTATAGAGCGCATCCTTAGTGGCATGAGGCTGGACCACCACGGTTGGCAACTCTTTCCAACCGTACCGCTTCGCCGCGGTGTATGTGCGGTTACCGTCGATGATGGTATAGGTGCCGTCGGCGTTCGGGGTGACCTTGATGGGTGCGCGCCTGGCAATCTTGCCGTGGTACGACGCCATCATCAGCTTCGGCGCGTTTTCCCCTCCGTGCTTGTTCTCTTCGTCGGTTTTTGAGGAGCGCAGCTTGTCGAGCGCAATGATGCTCGTGCCGCCGTCCATCTTGAAGAACCGCTCGTGCTCTTCCGGCATGGACTCCGGCGCGGGAAGCACGCCTTTGACGCGCTTGCTGTACGCCTTGTCGTCCTCGCCATGCAGTCGCGGCGGATAGGCCGGAGGTTTCGGCGGGGCCTTGCTCGCGCCCGCGTGTTGCTTTGAGCTATTGTTATCCGGCTTTGCGTTACCTGCCGGCTTCTTCACCGGGCCGCGCTGCAATTCGTTCCAGTACACCTCATGCTTCTTGCCGGAGGCATCGCGAACGGTAGCGCCATCCTGGCCGACATCGGTTACCTCGCCAGAGCCAGCGGTCTCACCAATTTTGAATTGCACGGAGTCGCCAATCTTTGCCGGCGTCTTTTGCTGCGGCTTCGCCTTCTCCGGCCTCGCCTCGCGCTCTGGCGCTTTGACCTTCGGAGTCGTGCGCTTCCATCGCTTTGTTTGATGGCCTTGCTTGTCGGTGACATCCTGCAACGACAGGCCGGGCCGGTTTTTGATGGCCTTGATAACGTCGATGGGCACGGTGCCGAACACCAGCGCAATCGGCGCGATCGACTTGCGGACCGGCCCCTCTTCGCCGCTGTAAACGTCGGGGTCAGGATCCTCGATATAGCGCCGCCGTCCGCTCGGATCCGCGGCGATGAAGCCGTCCTCGCCCTGATCGACGATAGTGTACCCTTGTTGCACCTTCACGCGATGACCGAGAACTTGCTCCCATCGCACCCGGTATCGCTTCTGGTCGTGCGCGCAATCAATCACGCATCCGTCGCGGCCGTGCGCCATAACCTTGCCATGCACAGGCCCATGCTTCGGATGGCGAAAGTACACCTCATCGCCGCGCTCCACGTCGGGAGTCGGCAACTCCTCCTCGGTTTCCCGCTTCGCGCCGGGCTTACCGAGTTTATTGATGTTATTTGCCGAGCGCATAAATCGGCTTCAACCCGAAGCGCGACGGATCAATGGCCTTGGCGAAACTGTCGTCCGACTGGCCGAAATCGCCCTCGCGCTTCTCTGGATTGCCCCCTTGTTCTTGCCCCGGCTCACCTTGATCCTGTCCGGGCGCGGGCGGTCCGCCAGGCTGATCACCCTGCAACGGCTCGCCCGGATTGCCGTCGTCCGGCATTCCAAAGTCCGCTTGCTGCGCTTGCATTTCTTGCTGCTTGAATTGCAGCCATGGAGAGATAAGCGCCGGATTGAGCGGGCAATCGCCCATCACGTCGTCGACCTCCTCATCGCCCTGCCGACGCCGTGCCTCATTCCATGTTTGCGTCAGCTTCCGCATTTCAAACCGCTTGTCCGCGTCCTCACCGTCGAGGCCAACGAACCTGAGCGAGTATTGCGGCGAGAACGGACGGATGAAGAAATCGGTGTACTCGCACGCGAAATGCGAGAGCAGCGGTTCGAGACCTTTATCGTTCGAGGAGGTGATCTTCTGTTCGGTGTCGCTGCCAGACAGTGGCGCGCGGCCGGAGGTGAAACTTTCCATCGACACCTCTTCCGGCGCAATCCCGTAGATGGCACACGCGAGAGAGGTGAGAAGACTCATCCATTTGCCGAACGCCATTTCCGTCATTTGCGCGCCGACCTCAAGGAAATTGGCCTTTGCGTCGGCGTCGCGCGATGTCAGGATCGGCAGATTGTGGACATTCTGGATTCCGCGCACCATCGCGACCCACAGGCGCTTGAACGCCGCGAGGTCGGCGTTGTCGTAATTTCCGACAAGCTGCAGAATGCCGCGAGGGATTGAGTTCTTCGTGAAATACGACCCGTTGTACTCCAATGTATTCAGGAGGTGCGTGACGACGCGGATGAGCATTTCCGTTTCGCCATAGCCGTATCCGCACGCGAGCACGTCTGTACGCGGGTTGCGAACCTCGTACGTCAGATCGTAATGGGTGTACGCCGTGCGGATGTTCCCCTGAATAACTTGCAGGGCGAACACCTCGTCGTCGCCGTCATAGCCCTCTTCCGTGCAGAGCCGCACGGTCGCGCCGTCGACGGCGTAAATGCCATCCAGGCCAAGCGACTTGTCCGACTTGAATTGTGTTTCGACTGGCGCGGCGTCCATCGCGAGGGAATCGCGGATGCGCTTCGCCATGAATTGCGGGAAGGTGTCACGCTTCAAGAGCTTGCGCTTGCGCGGGTCGTCCTCCCACCCGCAATTCAGAACGAACTTTTGCAGAAGGTCGATGGACTGCTTGTTCTCGGCATTGAGTTCGTGATTCTTGTCAATGTGGTGAATGACGAAGCCGGGAGCTTCCGGTTCAAGTTGCGGCCGGCAGAAGCGCAGCACTTGCCGGATGCGCGTCAGGACGATGGCGTTCAGGATCGGCGTTTGATCCACCATTGTACGCATCGAATCGAAATTGAGCAGGCCCGGCCGATCCCAATACTGCCCTTGCGCCGCAATCTGGAAATCGTCGAGCATCACCGATTGCATGCCGCCCTTGCGGCTTTGCGACGGGTATTTGACCTGGTTGATCGACTTGTTGAACGCCTCGGCTGCAATCTCTTGCTGGATGAAATCGATCACTGGCTGAATTTCAGCGCGCGGAATGAGCGCGGACTCAAGTGTACTTTTGTTGATTTCGGCTTGCGCGTCGTAGCGTTCCGTGAATGGCGCGCGCGGGCTGAATGCGACCGACCAAACGCCGGGAGCCGCGGTAGCAGCGGCCGTTTCCTTTTTGCGAGCCATGCGCGCGACTATGCCGTCACGACAAAACGGCCCGGCGAGGAATCAACCTCACCGAGCCGTTCCGCGAGCGAGGCCCCCTGCCACGCTCTTCCCCTTCGCCAGCCACACCCTTACAGGGACACCTAACCGCCATGCGGCTTCGGGTTTGAGTGGCTGGCTCCCCCCTGAGTATTTGTGCGGCGCTCTACCGGCTGAGCTACCCGGCCCGTAGGCCGGAGCGGGACTCGAACCCGCGACCTCCGCTTTGCGCTGCTCTACCAGACTGAGCTACGGACAGATGCCTATAGCTGCATCCGCCGACTGGATTTGAACCAGTGACCTCGCGCTTCCGTACCGTTCGTTAGAACGGAATCTCGTCGTCCTCCGGGGTGAATTGCTGTGTGCGCGATTGCGTCGCGCCGGACGAACGGTTGCCGCCGCCGCTTTCGCTGCCGCCGTTGCTGTCCTTGCCGCCGAGGAGAACCAGCTTGGAGTTAAAGCCGTTCAGCACGATCTCGGTCGTGTACCGATCAACGCCGTCCTTGTCGGTCCACTTGCGCGTCTGCAACTGGCCTTCGACGTAAACCTTGGAGCCTTTCTTGAGGTACTTTTCGGCGATACCCGCGAGGCCGTCATTGAAGATCACGACCCGGTGCCACTCGGTTTTCTCTTTGCGCTCGCCTGACGACTTATCTTTCCAGGACTCCGACGTGGCGAGGCTCAAATTGACGATTGTGCCGCCCGACTGCGTTTTCCGCGCCTCGGGATCCTGACCGAGGTTTCCGATCAGCATTACCTTGTTCAACGAAGACATCGATTTTCCTTGAGGAAAGCGTTGTCCCGGCGAGTGTCGGCCAAGCCTGCACACTCGCCGGGACGGTCCCCCCACTTTTGCCCCCGGTGGGTATCGGGGTTGGGTTCTGCTCCCCTTCTGGCTCACCACTTACGCAGGTGACTCGCTTCCCCGAGGTGACTTGACCTTGCCGTCACGACTGGTGGAGAGCAGCTACAATCTCATCGGCATGACCACGCCAAGCGTTTCCGCGTCACCTTCGCCCTCGATCAGCGCAGGGCTTCCCGCGTCCGCGAGGTAGAACGTGGCGTTTTCCGCATTGAGCGACGACAGGATGTTCCGCATGTACGTCGGATTGAAACCGACCTCGATTGGGGAGCCATCGTATGATGCCGTGAGCTTGTCCGCGGCGTCTCCGTGATCCGGGTGCCGGCACGAGAGTTCGAGCGGCTCGCCACGTTTCAGGCCCAACCCGACAGGGCTGCGATTTTCCCCGACAAAGGCAACGCGGTCGATCGCATCGATAAGCGCCTTGCGGCCCACGTTCATCGTGTTCTGACCGCGCGGCGGGATCACCCGGTCGTAATCAGGAAAGGTGCCGTCGATCAGCTTCGATGTCAGATTGGTTTCCCCGAACTCGAAACGGATTTTCGTATCCGTCACGCGCACCGTCACGTACTCGGAGTACGAGTCGATAAGACGCCGGAGTTCGAGCACTGCCTTGCGCGGAACGATAACGTGCGGCATGCCAGCGGCACCGTCCGGCAGCGCGATGTCGCTCCGCATCAGAACGTGGCCATTCGTCGCCACTGACCGCAAACGGTTTGCACCGGACGGCGCATGGAAATAGATGCCGTTCAGGTAGTACCGTGTCTCTTCGGTTGAAATCGCGATCTTGCTTTTGTCGATCAGCGAGCGCATGTCCGCGCCAGCAACGTCAAAGATGTGGACGCCGCTCTCGGGCCACGTCATGACAGGGAAATCTTGCGCTGGCAGTCCGGCGACCTGGTAGCGTGCATCGCCCGACACCACGGACGTTCGCATGCTTTCCGACGCACTCACCTTGACTTGCGAGCCAGGGGGCAGCCGTTTCAGGATGTCGTGCAGCATCGCGGCCGGCAGCGTCGTACGCCCGCCAGTCTCTACCATCGCCGGGATGCTATCGATGATCTCGATGTCGAGGTCCGTTGCCGTAACGTGCAACCCATCTGGCGACGCATTCAGCAATACGTTTCGCAGGATTGGAATGACGCCCTTCTTGTCGACGACCCCGGTGACATGATTGAGAACCTTCAAGAACGCGTCGCGTTCAGCCACGAATTTCATTTGCCGTTTTCCCTGGTTTGAAGGTCCGCAACGATCTCGGAAACATCGCCCGCGTTGCGGCAGTCTGCGAGGAGGCGACCAAAGGTGCCAACCATAGCGCCGTCTTTGGACGGATCGGTTGTGCATGCGAGAATGTATGCAGCAGCCGACATAAAGCCGGAAGCAAGATCAGCGCACGCTTCCGCATCGCCGCTCACGACGACCTGCTCAGATATATCGAGCAACTGTCGCAGGATCACTTGCGCCGGGGCCACAGGCCCGGCGATTACGCCTTCTGAATTTGCCACAACAGCCCCGTTGTGTTTCACACCGGGCAAGAGAACACCAGCAGAACGCCCAATCGTCAAGCCGCGGACTTGACGACAAAAAGGTGACAACCTTGGTCGTTCGCGCCGACAAGCAGATCGCGGTCGCGGCAACGCGAGCCGTTGGCATCAAATGAGTAACAGGCTCCGCACACCTCACCTCTCGGCAGCGGGTCGAGCATTTGCAGCACAGGAATTGGCAATCCTGGCATATTCTTCTCGATGCTTTGCACGCGGCGCTCTTCGACGGTCGAGCCAGCTTGCGGGATTGTGAGAGACGTGGTGCCCCACGCGCGCGCCCAAGCCACATCGCAGAGCATGTTCGCGTACGAGAAATGAGGATCGATTCCGACCTTCACGACGCGCGTACGGAACTCCTTGATCCCGACCGGCTTCTTTTTTCCCTCGCTCTCCACCTTGCGCTCCACAATGAGCGCCGTCTTGGTGAAATGCAGAAACACGCGTTCGCGCAGGATTGCGACGCGGCGCTTCTCACCCTTTTCGATGATGTCTTGCATCAGGCCGTCAGGATCGGGGAAAAGACACGTTTGATTGAGCATGCGCGCAAAAGCCACTTGCATGCACTTGTACTGATTGAGCGTGACGACATACCGCTCCCGCTCCTCGAACTCGGTTTTCCTGTCCGCCTTGGTAACAACCGCGTCTTTCCAGACAAGCATGTCGTCTTTCAAGTCGGCGTAGTCAGCCAGGAACACGCGGCCGAGGTGACGGTTGGCAAATCTGTGCGCGTCGTTAAAATTTGGATTCTTTTCAACACAACATACCGCGACGCCATAGCGGTCCATCAATTCGGAGCACCGCGCGAACGGATCGGGGTCGTAAATCTCCTCGGCGTGAATGGTTGCTTGCCGACCATCGGCAAGACGCTCCTTAATCAGTACAACATTGAATCGGCCCATCTGGTCGATGCCCATGTATGTGTTGACGCCGCGGTCGCGCCACTGTACGCCTGCGGCGGCCCCGGCCGCGACGCACTTGTTGAGCACCTCTTGGTTAATCGGAATTTGCGACGGGTCAGAGTACGGCCGGCCGAGCACGCGATTGTAGAAATTCTGCATGCTGGTAGCGCGCGTGTACTTGTCGAGGATTTCCCGCGCCGACACCGTCGGTGACAACATCTGGTGAAACGAAATGCTTTTGATGCCCCGGTAGATCAGGGCGTCGTCATCTTCCGCCCGCCACTCCCCGCATTGCGGGTCGTCGATCCACCCACCGCAATGAACGCAGCAATAGCGGTAGTCATCGATCGTGGGGTCGAATTTGATGCACGCCGGGAACGCCTCATCGAGGCGTTCGTGCCGACCGCACGACTTGCACAGCGTCCAGAACGAATGCCGAGTGCCAAGTTTGTACCAGTGGTGAATATCGGCGTCCGGCCAGTTTGCCGTCGAACCCATGAACTGAAAGCGGATTTCTGAGCCTGACATACGCTCGGCTGTCTTTTCTACGTCATCGATTGTCATTTCCTGTACCTCATCGAAGCACAGTACATCGACAGGGAACGATTCCGTCATGGCTTTACCGGATGTCCAGAAGAAGCCGAAATTGGAATCGCCCATCGTGCGGATCATTACGTTGCCTTCACCGCGCTTTGGTGCGCCGTCGTCACCCTTGCGGAGCAACTTGTACGCGTCGGTGGTCCGCATGATTGGCATGAAGCGGTTGGTGGAGATTGCCGCGGCCAGCTTCATATCCGGCAGGTAGATGCCGACGAAGCATGGCATGAATTTCAGGCCGTAATAGATGGCCGCCAGCATTTCGAGAACGGTGAACCCCACCTGAGCGCATTTCATCAAGACCAGGGTGAGACCGTACGCCTCTTCACGCGTGGTGGGGAATTGATCGTAGACCCATGCCATACACGGACGATTGTCCAACTTGAACGGCTTGCGGTCGACCTTCAACCCTTCCGTGGCGAGCTTCTCGCACCACTGACGGAATGTCATTTCCTCGGGGATGAATTTCTGCCCATCCGTCAGGCCAGGCCCGAATTTGGTTTCGAGCCGGGCGAGAACCTTACCGAGATCGAGGTTGGCTTTACCTACACTCATAGCGTCGCGTTCATTGTCATGCCACGCTGTGCATCAAGCTCCTGCAGGCGCTCCATGATGGCGCGGCCAGTGGAAGCGTCGAGCTTGGTCACCTCGTGTACGATCACGTCGTAAAAATTCTGCATCCTCTGGATGTCCCAAAGGGCCTTCATCGCGGAGATCGCGGTATTGAGAACCTCGGCGCGCAGTTTGATCGACTGCGTAAAGTACATCGGGTTGTGAATTTTCTTTTTGCCGGTCTCAGGATCCTCGCGCATCGAGTACTCGCGCAGCATGTCGCAATCAGAGAGCATGCCGTCGAGGTGTTCCAAAAAATCGAGCTTGCGCCGCGCCTCAATCCCGCCGGCCGCGATGATTGCCGGGGGCGGCCGCGGAATGTGTGTTTTAGCTTCCGCGATCTCCGCCCGCTTGGTCATGGTCTGGATCGCATTGCGGATCGACTCCGGGTCCGGCGTGTAATTCTTGACCTTGGCGCCGGTCCCGCGGACTTGCGCGACGTATCGCCAGAACCGCCGATCGGGGACGTTCGGATGGCGTGCCTGCACAATTTTCCAATCGCGTGGCCCGTGGCTCTCCAAGTGCTGCCGGATGTCGGCAAGGCACGATTCGCGCGCGGCAACACTTTCCGCGGACTCAGGGATTCTGGTTGGGGAGCGTTGGGCCTCGTCCGACATGCCCAAACGCTAGTGTCACGACGCCAACAATCGCCCGTATGTTAACGTAAAAAACACGTCTTGGGCCTATAGTCCTTGAACGAATCGTGGCAGCATGTATCTTGCGCCGCGCAATCGACGGGTTTCGGGGCCTTTCGATAGAGGGGCTATTTGTTAAGCATGGCTACGAAGAAGCAGTCGCCTAGTCGACGTAAGTCGCAGAGCCAGATCACTAGGGAATCGCGGTCCAAGGAAGAGGACGCCGTGAGGCTGCGCCTGATCGCGGCGCGCGAAGCGGCCGGACTCACTCGTCGTCAGATGGCGGAGA